TTTCCACGTCTCACAAACATTCTGTTTGGACTAAAGTCATTTCTAATAAAGTAATCACCTTCGTTTGGACTGCTTGGAAACTGATCTCCACTGGCAATTGATTCGCCATGATTGTATGTGTTGTCTTGATTTACAATACCTCCACTTGTTGGATAATCATATCCAAACAAATGATCTACTAAACTTGTTCCTGTTGGATCTTCTGCATCTGCCGCTTCTACAATAGCATCACTGATATTGAATTCAGTTTTATATGTGCTGACATCATTCTTAAGACTCTGTGCATCATCGCTGTCGCCAAGTATATCGTAGTATTCCTGGCTGTCTGTTAGCGGACTTAGTTTTACACGCCATATGTGCGGATACCAAGTTTGACTGAATCCTTCTGCACCTCTGTTAGCATCATTTACAACATAGTATTTGTTGATTGCTTTTTTGTCAGCATTCAACAACAATGAATCTCTGAGATGAGGTAGTTCTAGTACGTCTCCTGGCATCAATCTTCTGCCCATTATCTCAACCATTTCATTCATATGAAAAGTCATGTACAACATGTCGTTGCTGAGAAACAAACCAAATTGTGTTAGATCAAAATCTGTGTCTTGTACATTGTACACACCACGTAATTCGTAAATGTCTTTGTCATACTTGCGGTCTCTGTTTTCCATAAACAACAA